GTGTTCTAGGCGTACTAAAAAACCGACCACCTTTGCTTGAATTGCATGATCTGCATAATAGTTGAAGATTAAAGTCATCATCAGTACCACCCTGGCTACGAGGAATGATGTGGTCTACCGAGTCACCTTCATTGCCACATTGCTGGCATAATCCACGATCGCGATTGATAATGCGTTGCCTTATCTTGCGCCATTTTGATGTACTTCCATTCTCTGTTAAAGCACTCATCAATAATAGTTCCTTTGCTGATGGAATGACCATGCTTTGCACATTGAACCATATCGCTTATTGATGTATTTGATTGATGCATCTATCTGCCTATAGCCATCAAGGTTGCGATACCATTTAGAACGCATCTGCCCTAATCCAAAGTGGCTGCCATTCTTTGCTCGCACATCCCATGTTCTATTTTCTTTTGTGATGATGTCCTTGAAGCACATAAACTCATTCCACTCAATAATCCTGGAATGTGCATATAACTTGTAGTGATCGATGGTTGTAGCTTGTGCGGGTTGCATCTGTAAAGATAGCGAGCCTATGCATAGGCATAGAACCCCCCACACCACCAGTCTCCTTAGCGAGCTACACGCCTTCAGGCGCTCGCTTGCAGAGCTGGATGGTAGCAAGCCTGTCAAGCGCATCGAGTTATCCACAGAATTTTGAGCGCAGGCTCGGCGTGTTATCCACAGGTTATCCACAGGCCTCACTGATGCCCCCATCCGTCACCCTTGAAGTGAATGGGTGTTGCCTGATACACCCTGGACATAATGATCGTGCAGTTATCACAATTTGGAATTGGATAAATGTCATTAATGCCTGCCGATACTGATTTAACCTGGCTACACACATCGCATCGATACTCATAAATCGCCACTGTAAGCCGTCTCCTTATCTAGTATGACCACGCCCATCACACCGCAGCTATTGCACTCCACCACTTCCACATAGGGTGGCAGGGTGTCAGTGACCTTTCGGACTGTGTGATTTGTCAGCTTCTTTTCGACCCTGCACTCATATTTGATTTGCATAAATACTCCTTGAGAAGTTGGCCATAGGGTGCAAATCCTGCTGGCCTATCCACCATGAGCCGTCACTGCGCTGATGCGATGGTCTACGGGCTACCGCTACAGGAATCCAGCCGCATATCCAGTATTTTGGCATCGATCCTGTAACCAGGATTGCCACATCTTCTTTTCGGTCAAGCTCTGAAAGGATAAGTGACCCATTCTGCCACTTTGTCCATTTGACCTCGATGTTATTGCCCACATCAGCCTTCAGCTTGAAATTGTCAGCTGTTAAATCGATGGGCTTTCTAAAGTATTTGGCTACGGCTAATTCAGCCCCAAATGCTTCACTTTGTTGCATTACGAAGGCTGGGAAGTTAAGCCGCTCTCTGTCATTCTGATAATTCCGTTTGACAGTCACGCCTTCCCATTGAGGTATGTAGTCTATTGCTCTACGAAGCCCGGCCTTTGTGATTGCTACCTGCGTGGCGTTATCTATCTGAATTGGAATCATTTGCAGTCCTCGCAAAGCCAAATCAAATCCAGGCCTTCAGCTTTGACATAATGACCATTTGCCAAAGGCTTATGGCGTACACATTCATCGCAGATTTCATGTTCTCCAGGCTTGAAAATCTCTACATACCCCATCAGATACGCTGCTTCCACTTGCCATCGCTACCTAGCACCATCCACTGCGGTGGGCATTGCTGGGCTTTGGTCTTTTCGGTGCAAAACCATGCACCCCAGGCTTTTCCATTCTTTTCGCCTTCTTTCCAAATCATGTGGCCATGCTTACAAATAGGCGCTTCAGCTTGTAGCTCACCGCCCAGTTCATCCTTGATTTGGTCTACAGCTGCTTTGACTGTGGTAAAGCCATCTTCCCAAATTGGCTTCGTCCAGGGATCGTCCTCGACAAATGCTTTTGGCATAGTCTCGACCTGCTGCATATCTTCGCGGCTAGGCTTTTCCTCTGTGCCTAGTACCACGCTGCAAGCCCTGCCTATGGCGCTTGAGACTGTATCTTCTACATACCACCTTTTCATTTGTGGATTGTAAGCGCCGACCATTCCATGCGCGTAGTCGATAGCGGCAGGCTCTTTGTCCTCATAATGGCGATAAATACGGCACTCAATGAGGATGTAACCCTTTTCAGGATTCCAGTCGATGATTGATGTGTGAATTTTATTCTTAGGCCAGGTGGCGTGCAGTCTCTGAACCTTTTGATTTACTGTCTCGTAATTGTCCAGGAATCCCATTAGCGCACCGCCTTTCGAGCTGCGATTTTGCCTCTAATAAATCCTTCGCGTTTGCCTTCTTTAAGGCCTGCGGTATAACCAGCTGTAAAGCCGATTGCAACGCCTATCAGTAGCCACATAGCTACTTCACCTATTGAATACATTTTTGCTCCCGTTCAGGGAACTACTGTGCTTCGCTCCCTGCCATAACTGTGAAGCAAAGCTGTAACAAGGTCAAGATTCCTGCGTATCGTTGGGCGTGTCGGCTGGCTTTTCGGCCTTATCCTTTAAGCCATTTGATGCTAACACCGAGCCAAGTGCGCCTGTGAGGAATACTGTCAGGGTGGTTAGAAGCTCGATGAACGCACGATCGTTGGGCGCTTGTGCGCCGATTGGCTGTGTCACAAATATGAGCGCGTACAGCATCCCCATGACTGATAAGGCAAAGACTAAAGCCAGGCATACGCCGATGAATACGATTAACCTAGCCTTGAGCTGCTCATTTGTCAGTCTGCGGTGTGACCTGTCCTTCAAGTTCATCTCCATATATGTCTTGAGTGCAGACTCCCGTACTTAAACACTCGGGTGGATTACATTCAGGCTTTTGCCAGTTCTCGAACTCCTGGCAGGGATACCTAACCCATCCATCGTATTGACCACACGCAGATAGCCCTATCGAAAGCGATAACCATAGGGCTACCTGTTGTAGCTTTCGGGTCACTTCCCCTTAACACCGAAACTTGAGTCATTTGGATTCAGCCAACGCAGAATCACTGGCAGTACAGCTGCAAGGCCTGCGCTAGCAATTGCCTTTGGGTCGGTGACTCCAGCCATGTAGACGGCCACCGCAGCTGCTAGGAATGAGCGCGCCCATGAGGCAGCCATAGGTTTGATTTGGTTCATTTCTTCTCCTTCTTCTTCAGAATGGTTTTCTTTGGTTTAGCCTCGATGACCACCGCAGGATATTCACCCTTAAATGGCACATACTTAGGCCGACCAAATCCCACGATCTCTTTGCCGATGGTGCGCTGCTTAATCATCACCATGCCGCCATTGCGTTGATCGCCAGTTCCCGATGTGTTGCCTTCAATGCAGGTAATCACTTTGCCATCGATTGCTGCCACGATGCCCACATGGCTGATGCGGTCTACGCCATCATGCGGAAAGTCCATGAACGCCAAATCACCCAGCTGTGGTGTCTCATTCCATCGGCCGATGTCCTTAAATTTGTGTGCGCCTGTAGCTGTGCTTACTACCGATGGCGCTTTGACTGCAGCTTGTGCCAGCACCCAGTTGCAAAATGAACCGCACCAGGGTAGGCCATTGGCGTTTGTGAATTCTCCATACTTGGTCAGATTGTCAGGCACTTCGACATAGCCAACCTCACCCAAAGCAATAGCAATTGCCTGGGGTGCTGTGCCGACTGGGTATGTCATCCGCGTAGGGCTGCGATTTCTTCAGCTGTCAAGCCGATTGCTTCGAGCTTTGCCACAGCTGATGCGCCTGCTGCTGCCTTTGCGGCTTCAGCTGCTTCAAGCTCCTGGCGCTTTTCTTCTGCGATCGTGGCGGCTGCTTCCATCTCGGCCACTTCTGCATCGGTTAGCTCGATGATTGACTCCACGCCTGTAGCGCAGTTGATTTCGATTCGTGTTGGATTAGGCATTTTTTACTCCATATAGGTAGGCGGTTGAGTATTGGACGAATGAGCCGTTACGCGGCGTAAAATTAACTGCTGTAATCGCTGCGCTGTTAGACCACAACCCAGCAACCAAATCAGCGACTGCGGTAGTTCCGTTATTTTCGGTTACTGCATCGACTGAAAAGGATTTGTTTGTGCTTCCTGCGTAGTTTGGAATGTAAATTTCATAATTACCAAAGGTTGATGCTGTGGCAGTTCCGTCTGTTATGTCACCAGCGTATTGTGTCGTGTTGTTATATGAGGCAGCACTTGAGCCGTTACCTTGTAGCAAGCGGTAAGAATAGCCAGTAGTCGATGAATTAAACTTGATATAAACCCATTCATAGATTGAGCCTGTCGATGATGTACGACCTGACAACTTTAAGCAAAGGTCTGTGTAGGTTGCAGGAATACTTGTGAACTCGATAGAAGCAGCCCCGCCTGACCCGACTGTAGAAGAAGCGATTAACTCAAATGTGTTTGCCATTATGCGCTCGCAATTCCGTAAAGGGTAAAGGTTGAGCCAACCGAAAAGGTGGTCGCACTTAGAGTCAGAATGTCAATATGTGTAATGGCAGAAGTAGAACGCCACAAGCCAACTAGAGCATCTGTGCCAGCGGCAGAGTTATTGGCTCGCCCTAGGACTGACTTAAATGTGGTGGTGTTTGAGTAGTTCTGAATACTCATAACCTTATTCGTAATGTTTGATGGATTGGCATAACCATAAACGTCAATAAGAAGGCGCGTCTGTGATGTTTCGCGACCCGATGCGGCTGCGCTGCCAGTTCCCGCCATCCAAGTCATAGAGTAATTGCTGCCAGTATCCGAGTTAAAGCGCATAAAGGAGTTTGCGATTGCGCTTGTGTTACCTGAAAAGACGAATACTAGATCGGTATAACTTCCGCTAATGCTTGAAAATGTAACTGTCGAGGTGGCACTACCCAGCGTGGTAGTGGCTATCGGCGTGTAAGTAGAACCTGCGGGCATTTATCTATCCTTTGATTCCGTAAAGGGCGACTTTTGTATGTTCTGCGAACCCTGCACCAAAAACAGGAACTAGGGTAATTGAAGTTACTGCTGCGGTATTGAGCCATAACTGCGAGCCAAAGAAAACAATTCCTGAACCATTGGCATCGTATCCGCCTAAGGAGCGCCCGACTGTGTTTTTATTTGTATTGGCATAATCCAAAACGTCTATAACCACTCCATTAAATACGCTGGCTGTTGCTGTATTGGCTGGAAAGTCAGATGTCCAAGATGACGAGTAAGTGTTAGAACCTTGACTTGAAGCAGCCGCAGAAGAACCATCTCCTATAAGTCTATGCGACACATAATTGGACATAGTTGTATCGCTGTTAAATTGGATGCCTAAAATATCATTTCCGCTAGAGCGAGTTCCCCGAAGTATGCCGCGGATTTGCAGGTGTTTGTAAGTGCCAGCAATAGATGTGAACGAGATATTCGCCTGTCCACCTGATCCAACTGTTACTGTGGCAATAGACTCATAGGAGTTGGTTACACGCGGGTAGTTGCCGGACGCAACAATTCCCAGGATCAGTGGCATTAGCTCACATCGCCCACGACTGTGAATGTATTGCTAGCTGTGCAGATAATTGTGCAGGCAGAGTAACGGGCGCGCAAAGTTGGTGCTGATGCAGTTGCACCTGTCGATGTAATCGTGACTCCAGCACCTTGCGCCAAGCTAGTCAATCCGACACCGATTGATTGAAGATTGATGATGTTGCCAGCCGCAAATACTGATGGCGGGATGGTTACTGTCACCGCTGATGCATTTGATGTCGTAACTAGCTTGCCCAAGTCTGCGGCTACCAGTGTGTAGGTAGTTCCAGTTTGTGCGTTAAATGAAAGTGTGGTGTCATCCTGTTCAGTCCAGGTGAAGTCTAAATCTGTGCCTGATGCCTTTGATAGCACCTGGCCAGTAGTGCCACCTTTAAGATCAACGAATGATGTGTCAGGCCCACCTAAAGCGGTGCGAATTGCGGCTGCGCCATCTTTTACCAGGTCGGTGTCCGAAGGTACTGTCCAGCCAAAGTTTGTAGTAGTAGTTGGCATTGCTTCTCCTTATGCCACGATAATGGCTTCATTCCAGTCAAGTGTAGAACTTATTGTGTTCCATGTCTCTG